TAATTCAACTTTATATTTAAAATTTTTAAGTCTTTCTAAAGCACTACCAAAATGTATAAAATTTTCAAAATTATAAGTAATTTCTTGGGGATCCCCTTCATTACTACCTGTTGGAGTTCTTACAAAATCATATTGTATTTCAGGTATTTCTTTATTTTCTAACTTATTTAAAAGATTTTGATAAGATGATGTTAAACTATATTCTAATAATTGATCATAATTTTTATATCCTGATGGTATACTATTATTTAACCTAACATCTACTTTAAAATTTGGGCCTTTTAAATTAATACTATCATCTACTTCTTCAGGTAAACCTAAATCTTGATCTATAATAATTTTACTAGTAATTTCTTCTACTATAGAAAAATTATCAAGTAAAGAAATATTATTGGGTAAAGGTTCATTTAATTTTATTAATAATTCATTAGTAGAAGGTATTTCATTAAGTAATAAATTAATACCAACAACTGTTTTATCATCTCCAAAATTTAATATAAAATCTCTTAAAAATGGAGAATTACTAATTTCATTTATGTATGTTTGAGATGCTTGTTTTAAATCTGTGTTACTAATATCATTTGCTACTGCTCTTAATTCTGTTCTTGTAGGTGATATAGCTTTTAACGTAAATGTTTTTACAGATGTATTAAATATTTTTTTCCGGAATATATTAAGGCCTAATCTATATTTACCTGTTATATAACCATTATTATTTAATATAGAAACGGGATCAAAAGTTAACTCATTAGAATTAGGTTGTGTATAATTTTGAAAATCAGGTATAGATGTTAAAATTTGATCATCTTGATTAAAAATATGAACTTCTACATAATCTTCAGGACGCCCAAATATTCTATCAATAGTTTTAGAAACTACAGATTCTCTAGATAATTCTATCCTTTGTTGTTGTCTTTTTTCTGCTTTAAATTCCATATTTAATCTTTATAAGGCTTTACATCAAGAACAAGATCAACAGGGTCAGAGTCACTTTCTTTTATAGTATATGATTTTATACCTGATTTAAATTGCCAATCTTTACCTGGTCTTTCAAGTTCACCATCTAATTCATAAGTTATAGTTCCAGGAACAGATTCTGTTCTAAAATAATAATTATTATTTCTTATATTAATAAAATTAAGTTTTTTAGTTGTAGTAATTCCCTCAGCATTAGTAAATTTAAATGTAATTGTTTTTGCATTTCTTTGATTAGCACTACCATCTTGATTTCCATTTCCTGGAGCTGATCCTTGAGGTATTTTTACTTGAATATTTACTGATTTAGCTTCAGGTGGAGTAACTGTATCTAAAGTTCCTGAAACAAGAAGTTCAGATACTTGTAATTCTAATTCTGCTATTCTATCACTTTGTAATGCTATTTGATCATCTCTAGGATCGATATAATCATCAATATAATCTTGACTTTGTTGTATAAGTGTAGTGTGCGATTTTTCACCTGTTTTAGGAATTTCGTAAAATATTTCCTCATATATAGAAAAAAGTCTATCAACAGTTATAGGATCTTTTGATTTAAAAAATTCAGAAAATGAACGATCTACTAAACCGTCTATAGATTTAGTACTATATATAATTTTTGTTAATTTTACATTTTCTTCAGCCATTATCTAACTACTTTAAAATGGTAATTATCATCATAAATTTGTACCCCATCATTATTTATATGTTTAAATAATATTCGGTAGTATCTTTCTGGTTGTAGACCTTTCATATATAATTTAAAGTACATACCTTCATTATCGGCACTTAATTTAGTATAATTATCGTCAAAAGGGATTACTACTTCTTCTGTATGTGCATCTCTAATACTATAATAAGATGATGTTGTAAAATAACCAACATTTAAGTAATTAGATGTTGTATTAAATGATCTGTTAGGGTATTTATCTCTTACATGTAATCTAATTAAGGCTTCATCATTTTGATTATATTCTTCTTTATTTCTATATAAAGAAATATTTAATTCGCCATTATTTTTAGCATCTGATTGTTTGTTATGTATACTATCATCCCATTTAAAAGTTAATTTAGGGGGATAAATTGTGTGAGTATTAGAAGAAAAATATTGTAAAGTACCATTACTACCTGATACATTTTCTTCAATAATGTCTGAATTTTTTAATATAAACCCATAATTAGGGATACCTGTTGGGTGTGTTTGTGATACATTTATACTAGCACTAAATTTTTGTATAATTGATGTTACATCTATATTTAAATCTAATAAATCTGCATTTGAGAATGTTTGGGATCCTTCAAATTCACTACCTGTATACCATTCTCCTCCACCTTTAGTAATAGAAGTATTATTACTTATAGAACCTGTGGTTGCTGGAGCAAAACTAGATGTTATCCATTTAGTTTGGGATATATTATTATCTCTATATAACCAAGATGACCCATTTGATAATATAGGTAAATTTGAATATTTACCTGTTCCTTCATTCCATGATGAGGATAAAGGAAATACTTCTACTAATTGTTCTGTTGATAAATTTTTATGTTCTGTAGAAAATAATTGTAAATTAGCAGTAAAATTGGTAGATTTATTTATAGCTATGTTAATATTTTCATTAGAAAATTGTAATAAAATTCTTGATGGGTAATACAAATTATTTGTAGATCCTTTTTCTTTAACAAGTTCAAGAATTTCATCATTACCTGTATTCAGATCAGATCTATTAGGATGACTATATATAGTTGTGTCTTTTTCTGGAAATATCGAGTAATATGCCATTTTAATATGTTGTTACGCGTCCGTTAATATCTTGGTTTGGGTATTTTAATTCAAATATACTAGGATCCATTGAAGGATAAATTACACCTTTTTTAGTAGCTCCCTCAAAATCATATTTATATTGAGAATATCCTAATGATAAACCATTTTTATTTTCTAATTCAATTTTTTCTACTGTTTGTACACCATCAATACCTGCTAGTAAATTAGATATTTCAGATATAATAATAGGTTGATTAATTTGCCATTTATCTATATTAAAATAATTAATTAATTCAGATATGCAATTTAATTTTACTTCATTATTATTATACTTTTTATAAGCAGTTATTTCAAAATCTTATTTAAAATTGATTACAAATGCATCTTTAATGTTAATAGCATCTGTTAACATTCTATACTGTTCTAAATAAGTAGTTAAATTAGTTTTAGTAGCTGTATTTAAAGTAGATAAGTTTTTATTAGCATTATATCCTAAAGTATATAAATTTAATGCTAAAGGATTAGGGATAGTATTATATACTGTATTTAATTGAGAAGTTTGATCATCTTGGGTAATATAAGCTTTAGCTATTTGTCCAAATTTAGAAGGTAAAGATAACGTTCTTATAATATAATCATCTTTAGTAACTATTCTTTGTTGGGCTGAAAAATTAGCCATTGTATTTAGTCTAATATCTTCTATAGAATCACCATCACCCCCACCTGTAGCTGATTCTGGGTTATTAGAAGTGACAGATGATTTTATATAATTTAATAAATTATTATTTAAATTAGGTTTATTAATAGAAACTAAAGTATCAACTTCAGTAATTGTATTTGATTGAACATTAGATTCTAATCCACCTCCTACTAAATAAGTTACAGTTAGGGTTGTATTAGCAGGTGCCTGACCATAGGTTTTAGTGAATAAAAAATTAGATGGATCATAAGCTTGGTCTAATTTAGATCTACCGTCATTTATACCTAAACCAATATTATCTGGATTAGGAATAATTTCTTCATCGGCTTTATCACTTGTACCTGCTCCAAATTGTATTTCTAATTGGTTATTAGCTTTAAATCTTGTTATAAATCTTCGTGTTGATTTTTTTAACTTTAAAAGATAAGGGGTTTGTTGATTATATTGCTGTAATTCTGGATCATTAGCGCCTGTGTTTTCGATTTCTTCAAAAATTGTGTCTTGAGCTAAATAAGGAACTTCAGACCATACATTTCCCTCATTATCAATTATTGATTCAATTGAAATAATATTAGTGTCAAATAATTCTAAAGTTTTAAATCTTTCAGCTGATCCTATAGTAAAAGTTTGTGTTTTAGTTTCACCCGAAATTGCTTTAGATATTTTTTTTAATAAAAAATATGCAGGGTTATTATTATTATCATAAGAATATATAGAAACATTAGTAGGATTTGTAGACGATGATATATTAAAATTGACTTGATTTTCTAAATAAAATTTAGACCCTTCAATTGAATTAAATATAGAATTAGGTGATATATTCAAAGCATAATTATAATCAGGAATATAAGTATTATTAACTAATTTTGAAGGTAATAATTGGAATATTTCTAAATTTACATTAGAAGCTGCTGTGACTTTTGGTTTATAACCCATAGCATATGCTAAATTATATAAATTTTCTTTTTCTTGGGCTAAAGTTAAAAATGATTCACGTAATTGAGTATCAGTATAAAATGATAAAACATCACCAACATAAGCAGCCATTTCAAGAAACATCATTCCAGGATTACCCTCACTAAAATCATTAAAGTTATCTGGAAAATAAACTTCCGCAAATTCCATTAATTGATTTTTAAAAGAATTAAAATCTTTATTAAGATATTTTACATCCTTATCTTGTGTTTTATTTGATACTTTACTATAAGCCATTTTTATGTATTATTAACCATTTCCTATATTAGAAAGTGTATTAAAATTTAATTGAATTGCATCTTTTGATCCATCTAAATTAAAATTATATGATATTATTATATATAATAAATATTCATCATTTTCAAAATTTACATTTACATCAGATAAAGATATTGTAGGTATATAAAATTGTATTTGAGTATTAATTTTTTCTTTTAAAAGTTCTACATTTGGATTTTGTTCAAATAATAATCCTTTTAACCCTACACCAAAATTGGGTTCATTTACACGTTCACCTGGTTCAGTTAATAATAAATTAATTAAATTACTTTTAACTTGTTCTTTAAGTGTTTGTGTACCTTTAAACATATTAACTTCATTAAGAGGAAAAGCAACCCCAATAGTGACATTTTTATTAATGTCTAATGGACTTATTCTTCTATTTCCGTTAATATATGCCATTATGATTTACTATTTTTC